GTCGGCGGTGAGGGGCTGACTGTGAGCGAGGGGCGCTTCTGGGAGGCGCATGGGTACGCGCTGCCGCTGGAGATTGTGCGCGACATGGACGGGGTGTTGGCGATGACGCGCAAATACTTTGTAGGGCGGGTCTGTTGATGGCAGCAGGGACGCAGCAGGTGAAGCGTGCGGTGCGGTTGATGGCGATGCGGGATTTGCTGAGCGAACGGCCGGTGACGGTGAGCGAGCTGGCGCGGAGGTTCGGTGTCTCGGCCCGCACAGTTTACTATGATCTGCAGGATCTGCAGTTGGCGCCGATCGAGTTCCCGGTTGGGACGCTGCAGATCTGGGCGGCTCAGTGCGTGCTTGCACAGCTCTGCAGGTAGGTTGCGCTGTGAGTGCAATACGGACGGTGTGTTCGGCTGTAGAGTCCAGGTAGCGATACCTGGACTTTTTTCTGTACAGGTGGCCGTCGTCGACAGGCGCGGCGGGATGGAGGGGTGGGGATCATGGATACTGGACTCTGCGAGGGGTGATGCCGAGCAAGCCACTCCACGGGTGCGCTGAGCCGGGCTGCCCTGAGTTGACGAGGGGGGCGTACTGCGCGCGGCATGTACGAGAGCGCCAGCGGCCACGCCGGCCGGACATGCGCGGGGGATCGACTGCCAGGGGCTACGGCTACAAGTGGCAGCAGACGCGGGCGCGGTTCCTGAAGCGCTATCCGTGGTGCATGTGGCCCGGATGCACAAAGCCGGCGACGGATGTGGATCACATCCTACCCAGGGCGCAGGGCGGGGCCGATGACTGGGATAACCTGCAGGCGTTGTGTCACGCGCACCACAACGCGAAGACAGCACGAGATGGCAGCCGGCAGGGGTAGCGCGATCTCTGTAGACCCCACGACTAGACCGGCGCCTAAGCCTTGTTCGCGCGTGCGCGCATTGCCGACAGGGGGTTGAATGTGGCTCCAAGGCCCAAACCGACCGTACTCAAGCAGCTCGCGGGCAACCCAGGGCGGCGCCCGCTGAACGCGCGCGAGCCGCAACCGCGGGCTGCAACGGGCTATGCGCCGCGTCGTTTGAGCGAGGCGGAGCGCAAATACTGGCGCGACTTGGCACCAAAGCTGCTCAGGGCGGGGCTGCTGACCGAGTTGGACACGCAAGCGTTGGAGCGCATGTGCGAGTTGCGCGTGCGGATTGACGAGGCGCTGAAGACCGCCAAGAAGGGGCTGCTGATCAAGACGGCGAGCGGCAACTGGATACAGAACCCGGCTATTGGGATCGTCAACAGAGCGTATGACCTTCTGGTGGCGCTGGAGCGCGAGTTCGGGATGACGCCCAGCAGCCGCACGAAGGTAGCGGGCGCGCCAATCGCTGAGGAGAAGAGCATCATCGACATGCTGGCCGAGGCGGTGGTGGTCGATGGCGACTGAGTACTGGTTCGACGAGCGCGCGGCTGACCTGGCGTGTGCGTTCTTTGAGCGGCTGTTGGTGCACAGCAAGGGCGAGTGGGCCGGCGAGCCGTTCAAGCTGCTGGAGTGGCAGCGCGAGAAGGTGATCAGGCCGCTGTTTGGCTGGAAGCGTGCCGACGGGATGCGGCGCTATCGCAAGGCGTACATCGAAGTGCCACGCAAGAACGGCAAGAGCACGCTGGCGGCTGGCATAGCGCTCTACCTGCTGTTCGCAGACGGCGAGCCGGGCGCGGAGGTGTACAGCGCGGCGGCTGATCGCGAGCAGGCCAGCCTGGTATTCGACGAGGCGCGCGCGATGGTCGAGGCGCGCCCGCAGTTGGCGAAGGTATCGCAGTCCTACCGCCGGGCCATCACAGTGCCGAGCACACGCAGCGCCTACCGAGTGCTCAGCGCCGACGTGAAGTCGAAGCACGGCTTCAACGCATCGGGCGTGATCTTTGACGAGCTGCACGCGCAGCCGACGCGCGACCTGTGGGATGTGCTGAACACGGCAACCGGCGCCAGGCGGCAACCGCTGGTTGTGGCCATCACCACGGCGGGGTACGACCGCGAGAGCATCTGCTGGGAGCAGCACGAGTACGCGCGCCAGGTGCGCGACGGCATCATCGAGGACGACTCTTTTCTGCCGGTGCTGTACGGCGCGGACGTTGACGACGACTGGCTCGACGAGGCGGTGTGGTACAAGGCCAACCCCAGCCTGGGGCAGACGATCAAGCTGGACTACCTGCGGCAAGAGGCGCAGCGCGCGAAGGCGACGCCGGCATACCAGAACACGTTCCGGCGGCTGCACCTGAACCAGTGGACGGCGCAGGAGTCGCGCTGGCTGCCGATGGAGGCCTGGGACGCGTGCGGGGCGGCGTTCGACGAGCGGCTGCTGGACGGCGCAGCCTGTTACGGCGGGCTTGACCTGGCGTCTAGTTCGGACATTGCGTCGCTGGTGCTGTGCTTCCCGGCTGAGGCCGGCGAGGACGAGCGCTACACGTGGCTGGCGCGCTTCTGGATACCGGCAGAGAACATCGTCGAGCGCGCGCGGCGCCACCGCGTGCCCTATGACGCCTGGGTGCGCGACGGGCTGGTGATCGCCACGCCGGGGAACGTGATCGACTATGCCTACATCGCGCATGAGATCGAGGCGCTGAGCGAGCGCTACAACATCCGCGAGATCGCGTTCGACCGTTGGGGGGCGTTCCAGATATCGACGGCGCTTCAGGACGCGGGGTTGACGATGATCGGGTTCGGGCAGGGCTATGCGAGCATGGCTGCGCCGACCAAAGACCTGCTGCGGCTGGTCACGGACGGGCGGCTGCGGCATGGCGGCAACTCGGTACTGCGCTGGATGGCCGACAACATGATCGTCGACCAAGACCCGGCGGGCAACGTCAAGCCGAACAAGGCCAAGAGCCGCGAGAAGATCGACGGCATCGTGGCGGGCATCATGGCACTGGATCGGGCCGTGCGGCGTGGCGGTGAGGCTGCAGGCGCGGCGAGCCTGGTATCAGTCTGGTAACAAGGGGGCCTGATGGCGGACGTAACGATCAACAAAAGCGACGGCAAGAGCGCCTGGGCGGAAGTGGTAGCCGACATTGGCGGGGGCGTGAACGCGCCGCAGGTGGCGCGCGCGGCGCTGGCAGTGACGCCGCTCGACCAGGCGACCGCTGCGGCGTGGGCGGACGTGCCTGGAAGCCTGCTAGATGCGCTGCACTTTGGCAGCGTGAGCTACACGATCCTCAACACCGACGGCGCCAACTCGCTCGACTGGCAGGTAGTGGCCTCCAACGACGCCGCGTTTGCCGTGGCTGAGGTCGTAGACGGGCCGGCGGCGGTGCTGTCGGGCGCTGCGGACACCTACGCCGTGGCGCAGGCGCCCTATCGCTACTACATCGTGCAGATACAGGACACAGTGCCGGCGACCCACGCATCAGCGACCGTCGTGGGGCTGGCGAAGGCGTAAATGGATCGTTGGGACGTATTGGGGACAATCGGCGCACTGCTGGTAGCCGGCGGGCTATGGTTTGTATGGCCGCCCGCGATCCTGCTGTGGCTGGGAACCGTGGCCATGATCACCGCGGTGTTGGGGGCGCGCAGCCATGGGCATACTGACTAGCCTGTTCGAGCGTCGCGTCGGTGAGCGCCGCGTCTCGGCGAGCGACCTCAAGAACCCGCAATACTGGCTGCTCGAGGCGCTGAGCGCGGGCGCCGGAACGGCCACCGGCAAGACGGTGAGCGTCGAGGGGGCGCTGGCATTCGTGCCGGTGTACGCCTGCGTACGGCTGCTGGCAACGTCCATCGCGTCGCTGCCGTTGCCGGTATACCGGCGGCTGCGGGGCGGAGGCAAAGAGCGCGACGCGAGCCACGCGCTGTACCCGTTGCTGCACGACCAGCCCAATCCGGAGATGACCAGCTGCGAGATGCGGCAGGCGATGGTGGGCCACTTGATGCTGTGGGGCAACGCCTACGCCAACATCGAACGCGGCAACGACGGGCGCCCGATCGCGCTGTGGCCGTTGCGCCCGGACAGGATGCGGGTCGAGCGCAGCCTGCGCACGGGGCAGCTGCTGTACAGATACAGCGTGCCGAGCGGCGAGGAGCGTATCCTGCTGGCCGATGAGGTGATGCACTGGCGCGGGCTGTCCAGTGACGGGCAGGTGGGCTACTCACCCATCAGCCTTGCGCGCGAGGCCGTCGGCATGGGGCTGAGCGCTGAGGAGTACGCGGCCCGGTTCTTTGGCAACGACTCGCGGCCCGGCGGCATCCTGAAAAGCCCCAACAAACTGACGCCGGAGAGCGCCGCCGCGAGCAAGGAATCGTGGCAGGCGGCGCACGGCGGGCTGACCAACGCGCACCGCGTGGCCGTGCTGCAAGAGGGGCTGGAGTGGCAGTCCATCGGCATCCCGCCCAAAGATGCGCAGTTCCTGGAGTTGCGCCAGTTCCAGCGCACTGAGATCGCCATGCTGTTCGGCGTGCCGCCGCACATGATCGGCGACACGGAGCGCAGCACCTCGTGGGGCACGGGCATTGAGCAGCAGGGGATCGGCTTTGTGACCTACACGCTGCGCCCGTGGCTGGTGGCCATCGAGCAGCGCATCAAAGCCGACCTGTTCATGGAGGGGGAGCGCGAGACCTGGTTTGCCGAGTTCCTGGTGGACGGGCTGCTGCGCGGCGACGCCAAGGGGCGGGCCGAGTCGCTGGCAATCCAGCGGCAAAACGGCGTGATCAACGCCGACGAGTGGCGCGAGATCGAGAACCGCAACCCGCTGCCGGACGGACAGGGGCAGGTATTCCTGGTGAACAGCGCGATGATCTCCCCGGCGCAGGCCGGGCAAACGGAGGCATCCAATGAGTGACAAGATCGAACGGCGGTTCCTGCCCATCGAGGGGACTGAGCTCCGCGCCGACGAGGCAGGGCGCAAGCTGGGCGGCTATGCGGCGGTGTTCAGTACGCCGGCGACCATTATGGGGGCGTGGATCGAGGAGGTGGCGCCCGGCGCGTACTCCAAGACGATCTCAGAAAACGATATCCGCGCGCTGTGGAACCACGATCCCAGCATCGTGCTCGGGCGCAACAAGGCTCAGACGTTGCGGCTGTGGGAAGACGGTCACGGGCTGCAAAGCGAGATCACGCCACCCGATAACGAGTGGGGTCGGCCCGTGCTGGACGCGGTGAAGCGTGGCGACGTGACGGGCATGAGCATCGCGTTTCGGGCCGTCAAGCAGGAGTGGGTACACCCGCCAGAAGGCAGCCGCGAGCTGCCCAAGCGTACCATCCGCGAGGCCAAGTTGTATGAGGTCTCACCGGTGACGTTCCCGGCCTTTGAGAACACGTCTATCGGCGTGCGCGCGGCGGAACTGGGGCTGGACGAGGCTGAAGAGGACGTGATCGAGCAGGCGCGGGTGCTGGTACGCAGCGCACAACGCGGCCTGGCGCTGACTGACGACGATCGGAAGCTGATTGCAGTTGCGCGCGACCTACTGGCGGGCGTGCTGCCCACGGCGGAGCCGGAGAGCGAGCAATCGCGCCACCACTCCGACGCAGCGCGAGACGGCGAGCCGTCGAGCCGAGTGCCCTCGGCCAGACACTCGGCGGACTGGCGCGTTCGGGAGCTGTACCTGCTGGGGATCGCGGTCAACTGAGATCATAGAAAGCACACTAGCCCGGCAACGGGCAACCATCTGGAGGTACACGAACATGGCTATGAAAGACATCCTGGCGCAGATCGCTGGTTACCAGACGCGACTGCACGCGATTCACAAGGCCGCGGAAGCCGAAAACCGCGACCTGACCGAGGCCGAGAGCAAAGAGTGGGCCGATCTTACCGACAAGGTGACGGCGCTGCGCGAGCGCGAGAAGCGGCAGGCCATCGTCGACGCCCAGGAGCGCGAGGCGGCCCAACGGCAGCCCGGCGTGCCACTGGACGCCGCCAAGAGCGAGCCGGCCCAGGAATGGCGCGGCTTTGGCGAGTTTCTGCAGGCGATCCGCTGGGCGCAGAACGACCCGCGCCTCCAGTACAAGAAGTTGGACGGCGACGCCGAACAGCGCGTGCTGAGCATGGGCGTGGGCGTGGCCGGCGGATTCATGGTGCCGCGCCAGTTCCGGCCCGAACTGCTGTCGGTCGATCCGCAGGGCGCGGTGGTACGTCCTCGCGCGACGGTCATCCCGGCGGGCGACCCGCCCGACGCGGCCATTGACATTCCGGCTCTCGACCAGTCGGGCGCGCGCGGCGTCTACTCCGGGGTTCAGGTGACCTGGATCGGGGAAGGCGTTGCCAAGCCGGAGAGCGAGCCGCAGTTCTTGCGCGTGACCCTGGATCCGAACGAAGTTGCCGCGCACACCATCGTGACCGACAAGCTGCTGCGCAATAGCGACGCGGCTGGGGCGCTGGTCTCGACGCTGCTGCGTCGGGCCATCACCGCCGCCGAAGACTGGGACTTTTTGCGCGGGCCTGGCGGCGCGAGACCGCAGGGCGTGATCGGTCACGCGGGCACCGTCAACGTGGCGCGTGCCGGTGCCGGCGCGATTGGGTATGCCGACATCGTGAACATGTACGCCAGCGTGTTGATGGGCGGGCCGCTTGTGTGGGTGGCCTCGCCGACCGCGCTGCCGCAGCTGATGGCGATGGTAGACGCTGGCGGCAACCTGCTCTGGCAGCCCAACGCCCGCGAGGGCGCGCCCGGCACCCTGCTGGGCATCCCGGTGCTGATCAACCAGCGCAGCCCCGTGCTGGGGGCCAACGGCGACCTGCTGCTGGCCGACTTCAACTATTACCTCATCAAGGACGGCTCGGGGCCGTTTGTGGACGCCAGCCCGCACCTGCTGTTCCTGCGCAACGAGACCGTGATCAAGGCCTTCTGGAACGTCGACGGCGGGCCGTGGATGACCACTCCGCTGCTGCTCGAAGACGGGGCCACCCAGGTCTCGCCCTTCGTGGCGCTGCTCTAACCTGATACTGGGGCGGGGCAACCCGCCCCCACAAGCATAACCTTTGGAGGTTCCAACATGGCTAACTTGCTGAGCGAAGAGCTCAAGATCGATACCGCCTTTGTGCCGACTGCCGCGCTGAACGGCGCCAACACCGGGCCTTACTACCCGATGGACAGCTGGCGCAAGGCGCTGTTTGTAGTCGAGATCGGCGCGATGGCGGCGGGGGCGACCTGCGCATTGCAGGCCATGCAGGCCACCGACGCGGCAGGCGGCGGCCCGGCCAAGGCGATCACTGGCCTGACCGACACGATCACGGCCAACACCGACGCCGAGATTGTGACCCTCACCCTGAACGCCGTGCAGGTCGG